AAGTAGGGGGGCTTCGGCTCCCCACTTTTAAAGGATAAATTATGAGCAATGGAATCGTTTCATCGATTACTAGAGCAGGTACAAGTGAACCATTTGATCTGCAAGTGAATCGCAATCAAATTGATGGTCACAGTAATGTGAACATTAATGGTTATAACGCCGCTGTAGCAGGTACACAGATCCCATTGTGGGAAAATGCAACTGCTTACACATTTCCAGCATCTGCATTGACGATGACTGTTGTAAGTTCATCCGCAACTGACGCATCGCCAGCAAAACTAACCATCAATGGTTTGGATGCTAATTGGAATGCAATTTCTGAACAAGTTACTTTGAATGGCACTACTGGCGTAACTACTGTCAATCAGTATTTGCGTATCAACAGTGTGATCATGAATACACCTGCAACTGGTCAATCTACTAACGTAGGAACCATTACAGTTAAAAATGGCTCAACCACATATGCACAAATCAATGCTGGTTTAGGTCGTAGCCAAATGACTGTGTATTCAGTGCCTAATGGATTCAATTTCTATTTGCGTCGCATCAATTGTTGGTCAGGTAGCTCTTTGGCTTCTGGCGTATACATTTACTACAATTTAGTATCTCAACAATCTGGTGCCGCATTATTGTCTGCCGCACAAGTGAGCTTTGAATTGTTTATGGATGTGCATCGCTACTGTGCAAACACGTTTGGCCCAAAAACTGATCTTCAGTTTTTGTTTTCAACCAGTGATAGCTCAAACCAACACGTTTCAATGTATGCAGAAGGTTTATTGATTCCTGTAGATGTATTGACAACTCAACCCGGACAGTAATCATGCCTAGCAAATCTAAGGCACAACACAATTTGATGGAAGCCGCCGCCCACACTAAAGGTGGGTATGGTGGCGTTCCTCAAAAAGTTGGTAAAGAATTTGCAGAAGCAGATGAAGGAAAGAAGTTTAAAAGTGGCGGTTTGTATGAAAACATCCACCGAAAACAAGAAAGGATTAAACGTGAAAAAGCTAAAGGATTACCTGTTGAGCATATGCGTAAACCCGGTTCAAAGGGTGCTCCAACTAAAGACGCTTTTGTCCAATCTGCTAAAACAGCTAAGAAAAAAGTAGGCGGCTGTGTATGGTAAGCCCTATAAGCAAAACCACTAAAGGCAAAAAACGTCATTACCTTAGCACCAAAGAAGGTGCTGGTATGACCGAAGCTGGTCGTAAAGCTTACAACGCAAAAACTGGTTCCCACCTCAAGGCTCCACAACCACAAGGGGGGTCGAGAAAAGATTCATTTTGTGCAAGAATGAGTGGAGTTGTGGAACATTCAAAAGGTGATGCACCTAGGGCAAAAGCATCATTGAAACGCTGGAAATGCCCCGGTTGGTAAGGAGAAATTATGCCAAGTAAAGAAGACATTGAAAAAGCAAGAGGTTTAAATGATTATGCAAAAAAAATGCATGATGAAACTATTACTGATATTAAAAAAAATGGCGTTCCAAACAAAACTATTAACGACATGATGAAAAATTTAATTTATCCAAGACATCCTTCTTACAAGCCACAAAAAAAAGAAGGTGGAACAATTAGTTTAAAAGATTGCAAGGTTAATACAGCGGAACAAAAAAATCCGAAACACAAACATAAGTTTTGAGGTAACCCATGGCTTACAGCGGAACGGTAGGACAGACTGTAGTAACAGTCCAAAACTTTATTGATCAAGGTGCCCGTTTAGCTGGCAAACTTGCGGAAGAGCTCACAGTTGAGCAAGTACAAAGTTCTAAGCAGGCTTTGTTTTTTGTTTTAAGCAACCTAATTAACCAAGGTATTAACTATTGGGCAATCAATAAACAGGTTTATGGCCTGATTCCTGACCAATATGAGTATTTACTACCAGTAGGTGGCGTTGACGTATTGAACGCCCTTTATCGCACGATGACACGCCCTTCAGGAGCGTATTCATCCAGTGCAGGGGGAACGGTGTCAAACATCTATGACAACAATACTCAAACCTATTGCCAACAAACATCCCCAAACGGATATTTTTCTGTCAATTACGGTACTAATAACTCACAGTACATTGGCTCCATTGGATTTATGCCATATATCGCTGGTGGCGGTTCTTCCACATGGAACTATTACCTACAGTACTCCTACGATGGAACCAATTGGGTAAACCTGTATACAGGCACTAACGTAGCTGTGACTGATGGACAGTGGATTTGGCAAGATATAGATCCGGGTGCAACTGCTCAGTACTACAGAATGCAGGCGTTTAATGGCACAACTTTGGCCTTGCGTGAGCTCTACTTTGGCGATAATTCAACCGAAGTGACCATGTCTCGCCTTAATCGTGATGACTATACAAACCTGCCAAACAAGAATTTCAATGCCAATCAGCCTTATCAATATTGGTTAAACCGCACAATTCCACAGGCAAAAATCACTTTATGGCCTGCTCCATCTAATGCGTTTGTACAAATGACTATTTGGTATTCACGCCAAATCATGGACGTAGGTGATTTGAATGGTCAATTGGAGATCCCACAGCGTTGGAATCAGGCTATTCAATTCCTATTGGCCCATCAGATGAGCATGATTTTGCCTGCTGTTGAGCTGACTAGAATTCAGTATTTGGACACACAAGCCCAGCTATATTTCACTATGGCTGAAAACGAAGAGCGTGATAAGTCTCCGATTTACTTTGCACCCAACATTGGAGTTTACACAAGATAATGCCTAAATGGTTAAACACAACTGGCAACGCAGTAATAGCAATCTTCATTTGCGATCGATGCAAGATGAAGAGGGCCATTACTGAGGCCATGCCTGACCCCAATTTTCCGGGTCTAAAAGTGTGTCAACAAGGATGTGCGGATCAGAAAGACCCTTACAGACTACCTGCTCGTAAAACTGAGCGTATCAATTTACAATATCCAAGACCTGACCTCAGTGTTGCGGCAGATGATGCTGGATTAGTAATTGGCCCTAACGATACAAGCATACCGGGCGGTAATCCAAGCGAATTCTATATCAGCACTGAAAACGGGACTGCGGTACCACAGCAAGATGGCAATACAGACATAATTTCACCAAGCCCTAATTCACCGACGAGCCAATAATATGAGTGGACAAGTAACGATAACCCAATTACCAGTCGCTGGTGCTCTAACAGGTACTGAAGGCGTTCCAATCGTTCAAAATGGCGTAACGGTACAAACTACTACGGGTGCTATTGCTGGTGCTGGTGCTCTTAACTATCCATTTTTGACAGTAGGATCTACTGCTGGTCTGACTCAGGCACGCTACATTGCCACAGGTTCAGGTTTAACTGTTACCGATAACGGGGCAGGAAATAGCCTACAAATCAACTTAATCGGTGCCGCACTGTCATTGGATAATGCAGGCACTGGAATAATCGTCAAAACAGGCTCTACAACGGTCACCAATCGACTTTTAACAGTAGGTGCAGGCATGACTATTGCCAATGCCGATGCGATCGCTGGTAACCCTTTAATTGGCTTGAATACTAATCTACAGAACTTGGCAAGCTTGTCAGGCACTGGTATTTTGGCTATCAATGGAAGCACTTTTTCCCCATTCACATTACAGGGAACTACTAATCAGATTAGTATTGCCAACGGAAATGCGGCTAGTGGATCACCTACGATTAGCATTGTTTCCAATCCAATTTTGCCCGGCAATGGCGGCGTTCAAGTCCCATCAGGATCTACATTACAAAGATTAGCTGTCAATGGCGTAGTTCGCTATAACACCGATACAGCTAGATTTGAGTTTTATGAAGGCAGTTCTTGGGCAACCATAGGTACTGGAGATGGTACTGTCACCAGCGTACAGGGAACAGTCAATCAAATTGCAGTCGCTAACAGTACAACTACTCCAGTTGTCAGCATTGCTCCAAACCCAACATTGCCCGGTACAAACTTTGTTCAGTTGCCTATTGGTACAACTGCACAGCGTGGCACACCATCATATGGTGCTTTCCGATACAACACTGATACTGGGGCCCTAGAGGTTTATACCAATCTAGGATGGAATACCGTATCTGCTGGTACAGGTGTTGTGACATTTAGTGCAGGCACTACTGGATTGACACCTAATACGCCTACAGCAGGCGGTATTGTTTTGGGTGGCATCGTAAACCCAGCGACTGGCGGTACTGGAGTTAACAACGGCACAAACACAATTACTGTTGCTGGAAACTTTGCAACTTCAGGGGCATACGCATTAACCCTAACAGCAACTGGTGCAACTAACGTCACAGTGCCTACAACTGGCACTTTAGCGACTTTAGGGGGAGTAGAAACCCTTACTAACAAGTCGATGTCGGGTTCTGCCAATACATTCACAAACATTCCAAATAGTGCCCTGACAAACAATTCAGTGACCTATAACGGCGTGACTGTGGCTCTCGGTGCATCAGGAACAATCACTGCGGTAAATCCTTATGCATTGACTATTGGAACTGGTTTAAGCGGAACTTCATACAATGGATCTGCCGCAGTAACTATTGCCAATACTGGTGTATTAAGCTTCTCAGCAGGCACAACTGGACTTACACCTAACACAGCGACGACTGGTGCCATTACTTTGGCTGGTACTTTGGCTATCGCCAATGGTGGTACTGGACTCACAGCAACACCTTCCAACGGTCAAATTGACATTGGTAATGGCACAGGATTTACTCGTACAACAATTACTGCTGGTACTGGTATCACTATTACCAATGGTTCAGGAAGCATTACTCCATCGATTACAGCAACTGGTGTAACCGCAGGAACTTATGGTTCTTCAGCAGTTATTCCAGTTATTGCAGTTAACGCTCAAGGTCAAATCACCTCGATCAGCACACAAGCGACTAATGCTCCTGCCTATCAAGGCACATGGAACGCCAATACAAACAGTCCTACTTTGACATCTAGCGTCGGTACAGCAGGCTACTACTATGTGGTAACGACTGCAGGTAACACGACTTTGAATGGTGTTTCAGGTTGGAACGTAGGTGATTGGGCCATCTTCAGTAACGGTGCATGGCAAAAGATCCCCGGTTCTACCACTGAGTCATTCACAAATCTGATCACTACTAACTTGCAAGTTGGCGGTTTGACTGGATTCGTATACGCAAATAACACCACTGGATATGCTACTGCGGCAACAACAGCTCAATTGTTGAGCCTGTTGGGCACGACTCCAGTAGCTAACGGCGGTACAGGATTGACTAGCTTGACTGCTGGATCATTGGTATATGGCAACGGTACATCTGCTTACAACACCCTTGCAATTGGTACTAGCGGTCAGATTCTGACATCTACTGGTACAGCTCCTCAGTGGTCAACATTGAGTGGCGTGGCTGTGACTACATTCAGCGGCGGCACAACTGGTTTGACTCCATCGACTGCGACTTCAGGTGCGATTACTCTTGGCGGTACTTTGGTGGTGAGCAACGGCGGTACAGGTTTAACTAGCCTTACAGCTAACTACATCCCTTACGGTAACGGTACAAGTGCATTCCAGTCTAGTGCTAATCACACCTTTGACGGAACAACTTTAACCCTTGGTAATGCTGGCGTATCCGCTCGATTCCAAGGTGACTTTAGCAACGCAACATTTGCTTCAAGAACCGCTTTTGTCACTGGTACAGCAAACGGTTCAACTGGCATCTATGCATTGCCTAATGGAACCTCTATAGCGGCATCTTGGCAGGCATTCAATAACTCGAATCCAACCAATGCATCCAAGATTCTGATTGCTACCAATGGATCTACAGATGTCCAATTGGTATCAGGAATCAACGGTACTGGCACCTATCTTCCAATGACATTTTGGAACAATGGTGTTGAAAAGCTTCGTTTATCTGTAAGTGGTGGTTTCTCAGTTGGTACAACAACTGATGCTGGTTCAACAAATTTACTTGTCGCAGGAACTGCAACTGCACTTGGCGGCATTGCTGGCGGTGCATTCTGATGGCAAAATACATGAAAGTTAAAAGGACTTAAAAATGGCACAAAGCGGATATACCCCGATTCTGATCTACGCTAGTGGAACCACTGGCAACACTCCATCTGCGTCTAACTTGACCAGCAGTGCAAGTGGTGCTGAACTGGCATTGAACTACTTTGACGGTAAGCTTTTCTACAAAGACGCTTCAGGTAACGTACAGCTTCTTGCTTCTAAAGCAACTAGCATTAACGTAGCTTCATTAAGCTTTGGTACAACAGGCCTTACACCAAATACCGCAACTACTGGTGCTATTACCGTTGGAGGTACTTTAGCTGTTACCAATGGTGGCACAGGATTGACAGCAGTTACTGCTGGATATATCCCTTATGGCAATAGTTCAACTGCACTTTCTACTTCTGCTAATCTGCAATTTAACGGATCCCAGTTAGCAATTGGTAATACGTTTAATACTGGCAAACAATTATCAGTTACATCCCCATCAAGTACTGCTCAATCATCACAATTTTCGGCGGCAACTGGAACTTATAGCTCTGCAATTAATATCACCAATAGCTATATTTTGACCATTGGTGTTGAAAGTAGTGCTGGTGGTCAATTAGCCACTGGTTCAACTGCCTATAACTCAGTTATTAACTCTGCTTCTTACCCAATTCAATTTGCTACTGCTAATACAGTTCGTGCAATTTTGGATACTGCTGGATGTTTAGGTATTAGAAATACTGCACCATACACTTCTGGTTGGAATGGATTTATTGCTTTCCAAGCAGATACTGCTGGTTTTGGTGGCGCAGGTAACGCAAATACTGTAGTTACTTCAAACGCATACTGGAATGCGGCTAACTGGAAATACATTACTAGTGATGTTGCCGGTTACCTGCAAATGAACGGTGGTGCTACTAGTATTTATCATGCTGTATCTGGTACAGCAGGTGCAAATGCCGCAGTTCAAAATACATTGAACTTGTCTACTTTAGGGAATTTAACTTTAGGAAACAACATCACCACTGTTTATAGTTGGGATAGTGGATACACAGCACTTGATTTGAATGCAAATACTTCTTTTTATGGAAGTAGTGGTTCGTATGGTGGTTTTGCTTTAAACGCTTATAGAAACAGCACAGTATGGAAATTTAAGGCAACAAATCCATCTGTTTTGATGGAAGCAAGCACTGGTTCTGGTGCATGTGCTTGGTACTACGCATCATCTGGTTCTGCTGGTACTACACCTAGCTATAGCCAAACAGCGATTATTACTAAAGACGGAAACCTTGGTGTTGGTGGTGTAACACCGGGAAATGCTCAACAGCGTATTGCTTCAAATTATGGTGCAACTCCTATTTTCCAAAATGAATTTATTTTGACTTTAGGTTCTCCTAACCTTGGTACAAACAAAGGTTACTTGTTGCTTGCAAAAGCTTATGCTGGATCTGTAGGTCAAGCGGCTTCTTGGGTTGACGGTACTATTACCATAAAACGTGGTGGAGCTGGATCAGGAAATCGTACAGATACATGGCAAGTATTTTCTAATACTGCTTACAACACTGAAGATTTATATGTTCAAGTTACAACTAATTCTTCTCCATACATCGTACAAACTGTAAAAGTAACCTATGGTGGAACGGTTTACCATGCCATTGAAACATCAGTTTCTGGCGGTAATCCTGATGTTGGTATTTGGTTTAATGGTAGTTATGGAAATTGCGCTCCAGTTTATGTAGATGCAACTTATGTATCTTCTATAACTCCTTTTGGTTCGTTTAGCCAAGTTGTAAATACTTCAGGTAGTATTGGTGCTCTTGGTCAAGCAAGATCAAATTCAGCTTCAGATGGTAATCAATCTTTTAATTCGTATGGATCTACAACTTTAAGTTTAGCTAATTACGCACTTAATTCAAGTAGCACATCTGGAACAACTGGTATTAACATAGGTGATGCGTCATCTGGTGTAAATATGATTACCGCAGAAAAACAGACCAATAATACAAGGTCAATTAACTTATATTGTGAATATGGTTTTGGTTCTCAACAACCTGTTT